GACATGACCCTGATTGTCGATGATCGACTGATTAAAATTGAAACCGTTTAGATTAAATGCCATTGTGCTTACACCCAAGGCAGTAAACCAGATTCCAACCACGGGCCAGGCTGCAAGGAAGAAGTGCAGGCTGCGACTGTTGTTGAAGGATGCGTATTGGAAGATCAAGCGACCGAAGTAACCGTGGGCAGCCACGATGTTGTAGGTCTCTTCTTCTTGACCAAACTTGTAACCATAATTCTGACTCTCGGATTCTGTGGTCTCACGAACCAGTGAACTGGTTACGAGGGAACCGTGCATTGCAGAGAACAGTGAACCACCGAACACACCAGCAACTCCTAACATGTGAAAGGGGTGCATAAGGATGTTGTGCTCAGCTTGGAACACCAACATATAGTTGAAAGTACCTGAGATACCAAGTGGCATCGCGTCAGAGAATGAACCTTGACCAAAAGGATATACGAGGAAAACAGCAGAGGCGGCAGCAACTGGAGCACTGTATGCAATGCAGATCCAAGGGCGCATACCTAGTCTATAACTAAGTTCCCATTCTCGTCCCATGTAAGCATAGATGCCAATGAGGAAGTGGAAGACAACGAGTTGGAACGGTCCACCATTGTAGAGCCATTCGTCAACAGAAGCAGCTTCCCAAATTGGGTAGAAATGTAATCCGATCGCGTTGCTTGAGGGGACGACCGCACCGGAGATGATGTTGTTTCCATAAAGCAAAGAACCAGCGACTGGTTCGCGAATACCGTCGATGTCAACGGGAGGTGCACCAATAAAGGCGATAATGAAGCAAACTGTAGCGGCGAGGAGGGTTGGGATCATCAGAACGCCGAACCAACCTACATAAAGGCGGTTGTTAGTGGAAGTTACCCACTCACAAAAATTATTCCAAACGTTAGTTTGAGGACGTGAAAGAACTGAAGCGGACATTAGACATAAAAGAACAGGGTGAGTGTTATGACTCGGTGTTCATTTGAACACCTACACTATAAGTATACCCTTGTGTTTAGATTTGTAAACCGTTTTCAGTAAGTGTTTGTACTCAATTTTTAGGCGGTTTTAACTGGAACACCTACGTTACTTCCTTTTGGTAACAGTTTCTTGAGAACATCCTCTGCTGTTTGACCTTTCGGTATAGGCCAACCCATTATATTTCCTGCTTGAGCTATTTCGCGAGGTGACATTTCACGACCGATTTTTTCCAAAAACTTTCTTTTTAGCTTGGAAATCATACTATCCGTGTCCACTTTCTCCCCTTTCTTTCCTGCTTTTGCAACAGGGGCTTCGGCGATTTGTTTTCCAACTTTACACTGACCTTTTGTTCCGTATGTCTTACCGCCTGGCATTACACAACGAGTAAAGTCGTAAGTGTCAGACTCAGAGAAATCAACTCCGGTTTTATTCGCAACTAGCACATTGTAGGTTTCTAGAGATTTTTCGTCAAAATATCCTTTCATGTGTTTAATCCTTTCGTAAGTGTATTTTACCCTGAACTCAAATAACTTTCTTTGCTCTCTCTTTTTCTCGTCTTTTTCTCTGACCTTCTTTCATTTTTTCTCTAACTTCTAAGGATATTGTTCTTCCTGTTAATTTCTCACTAATTGCTTCTTTTTGAGACTCTGGGCACGGTTTTCCTAAATTGTGGGGAACATTACCCATTAGACTTTGACTTATTTTTTGTTTTGTTTCTTTTGATCGGGGTTTCCCCACTCTTGAAGATCCAATTGCTTCTTTACACTCTTCAGACTTTATATGCCCTACTCCATTTTTGTTACCTTTCATTTTAACTGAAATCTTTTTAGCGACTTCAGGGTTTAAGGAGGGGGAGGGATAGACACTATAGTCACAGAAAAAACTAGTAGAAGTTTGTTTTGCTTTATTAGCGAAATGTGGATTTCTATCAACTTCAAAGAAACTGTGTAGTTTTATTTCTGCTTCGAACGCTTCTTCACGAGAAGCAAACTCTCCCAATATTATTTTTTCTGTAGGTTTGAATGTTTTATCCTTAAAACTTCCCATGTATTTTAAATCTTTTTCTGGCAAACATTCGCATTCTCTTTTTCCAATATACCCTCTACCCCATTGTTCATACGAATAGTAGGTATAAAAGTGTTTCATTCAAATAACTTTCTTTGCCCTATTATAGTAGTCTTCTCTGTCCTGTAAACCATTGTAACCACCATTAACTCTTTTTGTTACTTGGGCGACTGTAGGATTCTGATCGCAAAGGGCGTTCATATTATTATCTTGCCACCAAAAACCTGCAGCAGTAAAAGGATAATGGGTCGATACATAATCTACACCCTCCATAACTCGTGGATCTTTTATGTAGTCTGCCAATCGTTGATAATTAGCTCTTCCCGTAGTTTGTAGATACCCAGCCCCCTTGTATTTGGGTCCGTCACCAGGTTGCGTGTTTCCCAGGTCTTCCCTACCATTATAGTCCTCTCCTGAGGATATCTCTTTCACATATCTGCCACCGCCACTTTCGTGGGCCGTTTGAGCCAGAAAATGTTCAATCCTGGTGGGAGTTGTAATGTTAAACTTTTTAAGACACTGGTTAAGTTCTGAGATTTCCCAATCCTTTATCAACCCTTTGTCACAGTTCCAAATGTAGGCTAAGTCATCCTTAGTAACATACTCTGTAGTAGCCCCAGAGGGTTTCTCAGCTTCTTGACGTACTGTTACATAAACTGTACCAGTTTTGGTCACAGGTAGTATTTTATCTCGAAGGTCCTGGTTGTGGAAACGAACACAACCAAGCGTAGCTAATAAGTCTTGGAAAGGCGCCCATGCTCCTGGCCAACCGAGAGCTGAACCACCACCGTGAATCATAATCCCTGCTCGACCATTTCCTGCTTCTTGATTCTCGAGTTCAACTAAGTCGAAGGAGTACCAACCATAGGATGCTAAAGTTGGGCTGTAGGGTGGGTTGGGGTTGTTCTCGTAATCTTTATACACTGCACCGATTTTATACAGACCTTGAGGAGTGTCACCATTCGTTGCTTTCCAGTTATTATTTTGACCATGTGGTAGACATTTTACTTCCCAGAGTAACTTGCCAGAGGTAGAATATGCTTTCGCAGAATTTGCCAAACCATTCACAACAATGTGAGTGTCACCAGTTTTGAACCCAAAATCTTGAGGTCTTTTACCAGTGGAGGTAGTGGGAACTACAATATCAGGGCGCTTCCGCCACAGTGCTTCAAAGTCTGCAAGTGTTTCTTCAGAGGTGTGATTTTGTAGGAAGTCAAGAGCTGTATTTTGTTCTTTGGTTCCTTTGTAATATTTACAAACATCGCGTAAAGATATTGTCATTTCAACGTCCTGTTTGAGATTGATTTGAGTTTTTATTTTGTTTTAAGCCGGCATTGACTAAGTTCACCAACAGTTGTAAACTTGAGTTAGCTTTGATTTTTTTCGTACTGGCCAGCCATTGCTCAAATACAAGCCAGAGCACTAAAAGTAATTCTTTATTCGCCATGAAGGCTGCAATCAAAGCACCGCACGTCATTTGAGTTATTGCACTTTAGGTGATTTTACCCGACTAAACCTAGCGGTTCTCGTAAATAAACTGCCAGCCCTCGAACTTACCCCGTCTTGGTGATTTGCCGAATTTTAAGATGCTCCACAAAACGCCACCGTTAATTCTTAACTCTTTTATCGTGTCAATAAGACTGTCAAAATGTAATTGAGTACCACCCGGTTTGATGGCAATGATTGCTTTACTCTTAGGGCTTAATCCGCCGGTTTTACCGTAGTTCGGGTGTTTCTCGCCAGTGTATTTGCCGGACATTGCCACACTTTGTTTCTTTTTCTGCTTTTTGGTTTTAGGAACACCAAACATCGGGCTGTTTTCGCCGGACATTGCTTTTTTCCGCTCTTCGGTCCAGGAAACACCAAATTGTGGGTGATTTTCGCCGGACATTCTTTCAGAATGTGCTTTTTTCCATTCTTCGGTGTTAGGTATCCCCGTCGTATCAAACTTTGTGCTTGTTGCTTTGGCTTTGTTGGCAAACTGGGGATTAACGGATACGTCAAAAAAGTCGTGGAGTTTTATTTCAATCTCTGCTACTTCTTCGCGTGTCTCACAGACAAAAAG